CTTTTGCTGCCATCTTATCAAACTTTTTACCATACTTCTTACGACCTATAAAAGCCGCCAATGCCTTAGGATCTTTAACTTTGGGACTCTTATTCTTTAGTTTCTCAACAAGTTGTTTAGACCTCTGACCAGAACCTACAGGAGGTTTACGTTTGGCAGGTGGTTTCATAATCTGTTGCCCTATGCTTGCTCTACTTATCATACGTAGAATCTACAAGTTTACTACCATCGAGTTGTTTATGGGAGATACGTTTTACTTGACCACCATTTCGAGCTTTTACAACTTTCTTTTTCTTCACTGGGGTTTTGAGTTTTGATTTAATTCCAGTTGATGGATCTCTGGTAGTGATACCCAAAATTTCTTTAATTTGATCGGCACTCAAACCTGACTTCCAACTAGCTAATTGTTTCTTACCCCCGTAAGAACCAGTAGTACTTATAGGTTTACTTCCTTTTGTAGAACCACCGTAGGCTCTATAACGTAAACGATCAGCCTTAGACATTGTACCGGCCCGTGCTTCCGTAGCAGGTTCAAGGCCAACTCGACTCATACCACCGTGTCTTTTTTTCACAGTCGGCGTGGCCGTAGTCATACCAAGCTTTTTAAAAACTAGATAGAAACGACTGTTCTGACCTTTCGCTCTTTCAGCACGTTTAGCTGATGGCGTTAAGGCTTCATAATCTTGTTGAAGCTTCATTATTTTACTTTTTGGTCTACGCCTATTTATACCCATTCCTGTCACTGGTTTCTTAGGCATAAATTGTTTAGCAGCGGCATCAATAGGCTTTTTAATCTTAGGCTTAACAGGAGCTTCTGGCTTTTTTGTTTTAGGTTTGGGTTTCATTTGAGGAATCGGCATTGTCTCTTTCTTTGGCTTTGGCCTCGACTTTATCAAAGATTTTACAAGTTTTGAAATAGATGTACCAATCTTAGCTTCTACTACTGGCCCTCCAGCTTTCTTTTTCTTCCCTATATCTTTCCATAAAGGATCATCATAGGTGATCGGATCAGCTAACTTCCAAAACCGGTCTGGACCTTCCTCATCGATTGGCCTTTTTTCCTTAGCTACATCTCTTCGACGTTCTGCTAGAGTTCCACCTCTTGGCGCATTAGAAGATGCACGACCTCCATGATAGACGAACGACCGTCCGCCCTTGCTAACTATAGGCGAAGTTGCACGTTTAATTGTTTTTCTTATCGCACTTTGTGATCCCTTTCGATAAGGCATACGTTCACCTTTTGAACTTAACGGCCTACCTTTTTCTACACTAACTTTTTTTCGTTTGCCGTTTGTTACCATTGTTTTAGATTTTGCCATTAACTTACTCCTTGTTTAACTGTATCGGGACCACCAGCAGGAGAGGCAGCAATTTCCATATCATCTTGCCGGGTCCGTCTGGCCTGATTACGTAGTAATTCTATGGCAGCTTGATATTGCTGTTGCCATGCTTGAATAGTATTCCAATCTTTCATATACATAGTTGCCTCAACCATGCATCCTGCAAATAGGGCATCGTAGCAAAACTCACTGAAGTAATTACTTGTAGTAACACTTGTACCCGTGGCCGATGCCAGTGCTAGAGGTATAGACTCAGTTTGAATTTCCCCCGTCAAGGTGGAAGCAGGTGTTGGAACTACATAAATCTGTGTATTATTTTTCACGGAATAGTATCTGGGAGTACCTGTGGAACTACTAACAAAGACACTGTACATTGTCCTGCCGTCAGAGTAATCGCTGAATATTCATCCAGACCTGCGTCATCCAGATCCTTGATCATACGGTATTCTGTTTTCTTTACAAAGACAGAAACTTGCGAGGCAAAGTCTGTGGAATCGTTTTCCGTTGTATTGACCAGATCTGTTTTCAGATACGAATAATTAGGCATTTTTAGCCTATGAATGCAGTAAGAACACAGCCATCAGTAGGACCGGAAACGCTCACAACTCCATATACAGGAACACCAAGCTCACCCATATAGATATCAGAAGCTGCATTGGCTGCTACCTGAAACTGTATGGCCTGTCCCTCGGCTGTCTTATTTGTAATCTGCCTTTGCCCCTTAACAGTGTAGAGACCAGCAGCAGTTGCCAAGGCATGAATAGAAAGAATACGAGTAACAGTTGGTACAGGGCTATCACCCCCACCATTGTTCCCAACCGTGGTATCCGTATCTACATATTTAAGTACTGCATCACCCGTGGCTATAGCAACTTTGATATTTGTAGCCATTTACATTTCCCCTTTACTTCCTTTTTAGACCTTTTTTTACTCCACGACCATGCTTTGTATAAACTAAATCCTTAGTAAACGACTTACTTTTAGATTTCGTTTTTGGTTTCTTTGCTTTAACTATAATCCCCATTTAAATCACTCCTTATAGTAGTAAAGAGAGAGTGGCACTACACCACTCTCCCTACTAGAGTTATTAACCAGCACTACCGTACCAGCCACGCCAGTCCGAAACACCAAAGCTATAACGCTCCCGTGCCTTGAACCGGAGATTGCCGGTATCAAAGTCTGGCTCCATCTTAGTCTGAAGCGGCGAACGAACAAACATCTTGGTGCCGTTCGGTACATCAGTCTTGATAAACCACGCATCAGTATCGGTAAACCGACGATTGATGTAATAGCCATCAGGAACCATACCCATATGACGAGTAGCATTGATTGCATTCATATTGAAGCCACCAGAAGTGGCACCAGACGCAGCACTGGCTTGAGTATTGCCGGGGCTGCTAAGAATACGATCAGCTACCGCCCAGTAGTCAACTGGGATATGCAGAGACACTGCACTCGCACCAATCAGAATACCACGATCATCTTTGGTCTTCTGAATGGCGCAGAGACACTGCACTCGCACCAATCAGAATACCACGATCATCTTTGGTCTTCTGAATGGCAATAAGAGCCGTCTCCAAGGTTGATTCAGCAAGATCAGAAGCAGCCAGGAGGTTATCCTGATTACCATCTGCCACTGTGGGGTGAGAGTCCGAGAAGAAAGCTACGTTATCACCAATGGTATCAGAGAAACCATTATTGAAAATATTCGCACCCTTGACCTGCTTGGTGTTTGCCATCGCCCTAGCCAAACCCTTGGCACGAAGCTTTGCAAACGTATCATACAGGTTATCTTCCATTGCTTCCTCGGTGATAGCAAAGGCCAACGCCACGGTCTCGGCGGTATACCGGGCCGTGTAGCTTTCCTGTGCCTCATCGTAAGAAACAGCAGCACCCTCTCCCTTGGTGGGAGCAGTTCCGAATCCGGTAAAGAGGACTTCCTCTTCAAACGCCCGGTCCGAGTTCTCTATCTCATAAAGAGCTTTATGCTCATCGTTTACTTCTCCGTACTCCAATCCAAAAACAGCATTAAGACCAGGAAGGAGTTCTTTGTTAATACTAGCTCTATTAATAGCCATAATAAATCCTCCCTATTAAGCCGTTGAAGCCGTAGCGGTAACGTACCTGTCTCGATGCTGATTAATCCAGCACTCAACAATTGGATAAGCGTCCGAATCCTTCTCGTCAGGATACTTAGCCTTGCCAATGACACGCACAGCCGCCGTTGCTTCAGTACCAGAAGCACCATCCAGATAGTAACTTGACTGACCTGTGACAGTACTGCCAGAACTTGCAGTTGAACTTACAGTTACATTATAGTTCTTTACAATTACCAACTCAGCCGCTGATAAAGATAGAGAAGCTTGAATGTAGTAAGCTTGATCAGGATTAGTGATCACGAAGAACTTAATATCCGTGGCACTCGTTCCGCCGTTCCAATATCGAGCAAACTTCTGCTCTCCATTTTCCACATATTGACAACCCATGAAAACACCAGAGGCTTTCAGAGTAGCCGCAATGAAAGGTGAAATAGTGGCAAAGTTTGCCCCCGGCATTACTACCGGATCACCCGTGAAAATATTCCTTGTTGGCGATCCCGTCATACCCGTTGAGGTAATAGTGATCATGTCAGTAACAGCTCCATTACTGTAGCTGCCACCTTTCATACGAGCAGGAATGAAACCACGAAATGCTTTAGTAGTAGACATGTTTCATCTCCTTATATTGTGAGGGTTAGTCCTGAAAGTAGTAGACATGTTTCATCTCCTTATATTGTGAGGGTTAGTCCTGAAAAGTAGGGACTCTGCCTCTTGTTGTTACAGAGCGACTGGTATTAGAAATTGGCATACGAGAATCAGAACTCTTCATCAATTGTGCATTCACAGCATCCATCTGATCGTTAGCTTTATTCTCGTAATGTTTCCTCCGAGCCGCCACTTTACCGGCTGGCATCTTAACCAAGGCCACATCTCCACGACAGACTGCGCCTTGATACCTGCCTTCTTCCCTCACGAAGGATGTAAGAGCCATCTCGGGAACTTCATCAGGAGTAACGAATGTCCATCCTAGTTGTAGTTTCTTACCTACATTCTGGATGTCTTCTTGACCTCTCACAGAGATACGTATCCAACGGAGCGACATACCCTCATTTCCAAATCGTGCTTGCACATTATCTGGAATAGTCAGAGCATTCGGCTCTTCAAAGGTCCATTCCTCTTCTCTTGTATTATCTTCCCGTAATGTATTACTACGTGATTCATTTCGTGTAGTCATGTTTCTTTCCTCCACGCCTAGTTAATATTAGTATATTCGCCATCAGCTTGAGTAACCTTAAGCTTCTCGGCGGCATACTGTTCAAGTGGTATTCCCCATTTCTGTGCCAATCTCACATCTTCTTTGGAGAGCTTGACTTTCTTTCCTGAGGTCGGAGAC